GTGATTACCAATTAAGACCGGCTAGTGAGGCCGTCCATCCACGCTTCAGACAAAGGGCGTGGGGCCTTTCACTCAGCTCGAGACTCGTTCCGCCTCGCACCGCAAGGTGAGAGAAGGAACCCATTGAGCTATATCCAAGAGCCCATTGAAATAATTTTCCATGAGCCTTGGGTGAGCACTCTCGGAGCAGCTCAGAGTAAGAGACGCCAAAAGGCGAATCTCCGGGTCTTCCGATCGAGGAGGATTGATTACCTTCTCGTTCAAGATCCAACTCAGAGGATGCTTGTATTTGGTCGAACCTAACAAAGTCAGGTTCGTGATGAAGTTCGTTTGATCTCGGTATATTGAGATCATCGGATCTTCTCCCGAATACCCTGCTAAGGTTGCCCTTAGCAGGCGGGCGGCTAAGGTGGTATTTAAGTTCCGATAATTCCTCCCTAAAGGTTTTAGGTTGGAAAGCTCGGTACAAAAATCCACCCAGGTCGCTGGGTGAGTCTGGCTCCTTACGAGTTCTAACTCGCATTCCTTTAACACGATATCCATGCAACCGGTTATCGTAGGACAAGTTGTCGCTACGAATAAACGAGATGTAATGGAGCACCCCAATGGGGTGACGTGAGAGAGGGATACTGTTTGGGATCCGTAAGGAAATCCCAGATCTAAGAAATTGGCATGCATGCCATAATCCTTTCATGTAAAATGTATTGGATAAGGCGATGTACGCCACTTTTAGATCCGCGGAGCGGAGTCTGCCAGTGTCGTCCCATCGGCGAACATACGCAGGAGTTACATCAACTCCATTGTAGTAGTCGCCCCCACAGGATTCTCGGAAGAGACCTGTGAAGAACGATTTGTCATGGTTGACTTTAAGACCGAAGTCTTCAAGTGTTTCCATGACCACTGGCGCCATCGTGCTCTTTACGATAATATCATCACCGTAAATAGCAACATCTTTTGAGAGTTTTCTCAAAAGATGTCTTGATGGTACTTTACCTGATTTCTTCACCAGAGCGTATAATACGATGGTGAAGAAGACCATAGATTCGATGGGAAAGCATAAAGCTGACCCCATTGAAGCAAATTTCTTCAATGAAATTATGGTACCATCAGGTAACTTGGCAACAGTTGACCTACAATCCGAAATTAAATTAAGGAATGTAGGACAAGGACCTCTAAAGATGTTTTGAACCAGGTCGAAATCGACCAAGTCAGAAGCATCTTTAAGGTCTATAGTAGCAAGACTACCATCTGTACTGCCAAGCCGCGCCAACCTGTTGTTGATCGACTGGTCAACAAACCGGATGGATTTGAAGCCGAAGCGATTCGACTCCAAATACACCATCAGAGGCTTAGCTACACTTTGTTGCATTAACATCATGTAGCTAGGCTCAACTGATATTGTACGCGGAGTTTTGAGGGTTTTAGGGACTTGGACAACCCTTACGGGTTGTTCCTGTTCTGCCGAAAGATATTTGAGGCTCGCAAGAGCTTCTGAATCTTCACGGTGAACAGCGTGGTACGAACTTGGAAAACAGTTTTCAGCTCGTACCGGCCACTCTGTAACGGAATAGCGCTCATTGCGTTTCTTCCGTTCAGCAGTCGCTCCGCTCCCAAAGATACCCGGATGACAAAATAATGTCTCCGAGTAATCCTCAAGATCAGACCACAGAAAGCCGCAAATGCTGGAAAATAAGCCAGTATCCACGGGTTCTCTATGGCGGCGCCAATCCACCCCTCTATCATTGGAAACGTACCTTTCGTATGCCGCTTTAATACGCGGCTTAGAACAAGGTAACTCGACCTTTTTAAAAAGGCGTGTTACTTGTCTAATTGCAAAAATTGCACATACGTCCGGTTCGTCCAAGATAGAACCATCAGTATTGAACACGCGTCTGAAGAAACCTGACAGTAATGCCGGGAGACTTCCACCTTTTCTATATGGGCGAAAGCCCATAAAGTCAGAGGGTGTGAGACGTCCGTTTGATAATCCTCTCAAGAGAGTATCATCAAGCGTGGGAAGAGTAATTGTTAAAAAGCTCATCCCTTCGTGTTCATACCGACTACAAATTTCTTTGTAGTCGAGGTCGATGGTGTCCGATACCTGCAGTCCTACGTCGAGTAGGACCCGGTGGAGGAGCATGGTCGGTATTTTCATCACTTCCCTTTCAAATCATAGGGTGTGGTGAGACCGTCCGTATGTATGGAATTGCAGCAGCATCCGAAAGGAGCAGCTACAATTCGCCACCCAGGAGCTTTCCCCGCGCCGTGGCATCAAACCACGCCGTCAAAGCTGAGGTAAGATAACCCAGCTCTGTATCGGAGAAGCCCCACCGAGGCTCGTCGACGACAATCATAACGGAAGTAGAAACTTCCTTATTGACTGCCGTGACGGGATCGGCGGCTACCTTCTTTTGCGTGAGGCGAACCTCGCGACGAAATCGGGTAGCAGTTTTGTTCTGTCTAACGTCGAACGTAAACGTTCCATCAGCAGTGGCAAAAGTGCCAATGCGATCTGGCGCAGCAGAACCTTGCCTAGCAAGGGTCTGTGCGACAGCGTTGACAGTAACTGTCTGGGGGTCAGCATACATCGGAATCTCCTTGTTCCATCTTGGGAACTGATATTTAACACTATCAGGTTGTAGGTGGATTCACATCCAGCTACAGACTTGAGAGCCCTAAGGCTCCCAAGATTCCGAGTTGTCTCAAAGTGAGATCACCGTGATTCAACCCGAAACCAAAAGGTGAGGCAGGGATACGAGTTTTTTGTATCTCGTCAAACTGCCTAAAAGACCTCATAACCGTACTCCCATGTGAAGCGACGTAATCACTATCGCTCCACACATTCTGGGTAGCTTCTTGCTTTAAGTGATGTTCAACGCTACGCATGATATATGCATAGTCGAAAACAACACGATCGGCTATTCCACCGCTGACGGCGTCAAAAAAGTCGCCAACAGAAGTAAAATAGTCGACAAGCCAGCTCCAGGGAATAAGGTTATACACATCAGCGGGAGTGCAGTAAAGCCCGAGAACTTTTCTCATAAGCTTTTTGCGCCACTGAATTGTGCGAGGACCCGGGGGAAGCCAATATCTGGATTTCCCCGAGCACCAAACACGCTCAGTGAACCACTCACGTGTTTTTACCGTCGCATGAACGCTATCACTGTAACATTGAGATACATGTGTAGGCGTAACATACGGATTAAAGCCACCTGACAGAGTAATATCTGGCCAGGGTGTTATGGCTTCATTTTCGTCGTTCCCTGAATGTTTTAGGGTCCGGCGACGGCGAACGGGTCTACCTTCGTCTCTGATCATCTGATCGAATCGTTTAGTTCTGTTGACAAAAGAGTCAGCAAAATTAACGATCGAACCGAGTAGAGGTAACCAGCCAAATTGCAAGGCAAGATGGTACTGGCCAGCCCTATTCATTATAGATGATTTCGGGTGTTTTGCCATCTTGCCCATAACACCGCGTGTAGCGGCTTTGAGCATAGGTGGCAATTCCCGAAGTTCAAGGAGGTCGACGACCGGAGAAAAATCCGGAGCGTCAGGTTTAAGAGCGTCAAAGGCCTTTGCACCAAGTGATAAAGCGCCAACGCGTGCGTCATCAATTGATTTCGGAACAAGTCCGGAATCGTAATTGAGGTCGTCGCTATTGGTTAAGCAATACCACCCAGTGTAAATAGGCCCGTAACCGTACCTAAAAGTGGAGCCAGAATCGCCCCACAGGTGCAGTTCGTTCTTCCTCATGAACCAGGTACCCCCACGACGGTATTTACCGTCGCGGGATCGTGGATTTGTCGATCCAATCGACTGACCGCGAGAGACATTGGCATACCCTCCAAAATGCCCGTAAACGGGATGTGGAGGATATATCCAATCTCTGTAGTCACCTATAATAACCGAATCTCTATGAAATTCGGTATTGAGGAAATCAGTCACGATAAGGGTTCCTTTTGGTTGGAGGGTCTTTACTCGACATGGTGTTAACCAAGATTCTGCAGCAAAGACACCCATTGACGGGTGGGGGCCGTGAGGC